TGGACTTCAACGCTCAAATGAGCCGGGTTCAAGCCATTTCAGGGGCAACCGGTAAGCAGATGGGTGCAATGAAGAAACAAGCCATTGACCTTGGTGCTAAGACCGCCTTCAGTGCGAAACAAGCGGCTGAAGGGATGGAGAACTTGGCATCTGCTGGGATGAACTCAACCCAGATCATGAAGGCTATGCCGGGGGTTCTTAACTTGGCAGCCGTATCTGGTGGCGATGTTGCTAAAGCGGCGGAGAACATGAGTACAGCGTTGAACGCGTTTGGTTTAAGCGCTGGTAAGTCTAGTCATGTGGCTGACGTGTTTGCAAAGGCGGCGGCCAAGACCAACGCTGAAGCATCTGACATGGGGGAAGCCCTCAAATACGTTGCACCACAAGCACATGCGGCGGGGCTATCTTTGGAAGAGACATCCGCTGCTATTGGTCTGTTATCAGACAATGGGTTGAAAGGCTCAACGGCAGGTACCACATTGGCTCAAGCCCTTATGCGTGTGCAGAAACCATCTGCTGAAGCTCAAAAGGCCATGTCGAAACTTGGGTTCAGTGCCTACGATTCAAGCGGGAAGATGAAGCCCCTTGCTAAGCAAGTGAGCGAACTCAAAGGCAAAATGAAGGGTATGACCGATGAGCAAAAGGCCAATACCTTAGCCACCATCTACGGGATGGAAGGCGGCCGGGCAATGAACGTGTTGCTTGGTGAACAAGATGGGAAATTAGCAGCATTAACAAAATCATTAAAGAATTCAAAAGGCTCCGCCGCTGACATGGCTAAGATTATGCAAGACAATGCAAAATCCGCTGTTGAACAGTTAGGTGGAGCTTTTGAGTCTGCTGCTATTGTTATTGGTGATAAGATGGCTCCCACCATTAAAAGTGTAGCCAATACGATTGCGGCATTGGTTGGTAAGTTTAACGATGCCAGCCCGGCAGTGCAGAACTTTGTTCTAGCGATGTTAGGCATTGCGGCCGCAGTTGGCCCATTAATGATGATCGCTGGTAAGCTGATGACTTTAACGGCTGAATTTGCGACGTTGGGGCAATCTATCAAGGGATTAGGGCCCGCAATGAAGATGGTATCTAGCGTGATGAGCAAAGCATTTGCTGGCGCGGCACTGTTTGCTGGAATTATGCTGATTGTGAAAGGGTTCAAAGACCTGTACAACACTTCAGCAACCTTCAGAAATATTGTTAATTCAGTTGCTAATGCGGTTGGTGGCGTTCTGTCAGTAGCTTTCAAGGTTGCAGGTGCCGCGGTGCAGATTGCGGTTAATGCCTTCAAGTCACTGAACAAGTCCACAGGCGGAATGCTTGGACCAATTCTTGAAATTGTGGCTGGGGTTGCTATGGTTGCCAAAGCCATGCAATCGCTTGGCATTGCTTCAACTATTGCATCAACTGCAATGAAGGCATTTGGATTACTTTCCAATCCTTGGGTTCTGTTAGCTGTTGCTATTGCGGCAGCCGTGGCAGGATTGGTGTATTTCTTTACACAAACTAAGACTGGTCAACAGATTGTAACCACTGTTGTAGCAGCCATTCAAGCCGCATGGCAAACTTTTGCAACGTTCATGAGTACTTTGTGGACGGGAATTGTGACGGTGGCTACAGCAGCATGGAACTTGCTTGTTACATTAATGACCCCTGTAATTACAGCAATAATGGCAATCTGGCAGTCACTAGCAACATTTTTCTCAACGTTGTGGACTTCAATAGTCACTGTAGCAACGGCCGCGTGGAATCTACTAGTAACGATTTTCACACCAATCATTGCGGCTATTATGGCTGTTTGGCAGGTTCTAAGTCCATTCTTTGCTGGACTCTTTCAAGGAATTGTCACAATCATCACAACGGTTGTAACGGTCATTCAGACGGTGTGGACGACCGCATGGAATGTTATTTCAACAGTGGTCACAGCGGCTTGGAGTATTATAACTTCTATTGTTTCTGGTGCATTAAATGTAATAGCTGGCATCATTAATGCTGTGACGGCTGCTATTCAAGGCGATTGGTCAGGCGCGTGGAACGCAATCAAGGGTGTTGCATCAACAATTTGGAACACTATCAAAAGCGTGGTCACTACTGGAATCAATGCCGTGAAGTCGGTTATCACCAGCGTTTTAAATGCAATCAAATCAGTATTCACCAGTATTTGGAACGCAATCAAGAGCGTGGTTACTAGCGTAATCAGTGGAATTCGTTCGAGTGTTTCAAGTGGAATGAGTGCCATTCGTTCAGTTGTATCTTCGATCATGAGCGGCATCAAGTCCGTGTTCACTAGTGGTTGGAACGCTGTGAAGTCGATTGCGTCAAATGGTATTCGTGGAGCTGCTAACGCTGTGAAATCAGTAGCAAGCAACATGGTGAGCGCTGGTCGTGACTTTGTAATGGGCTTCGTTCGTGGTATCAGTGGTGCAATCAAAAGTGCTGCTGACGCCGCGGCCAACATGGCAAAATCAGCGGTTAATGCCGCCAAGAGCTTTCTTCACATCAAATCACCGTCTCGAATCATGCGGAATGAAGTTGGTAAGTATGTAGCACTTGGGATGGCTGTTGGTATTCAGAAGAACACCGGTGCCGTGGTCGATGCCAGTGAAGCAATGGCGAAAGCCGCAGTAATTGACACTGACCAATTTCAACTGACTGATACATTTGGTTCAGTAAACAGCAACTTGAATAATGGAACCTTAGCTGGAGCCATGGAGCATGAATTGAATGTGGCTAACAACTGGACGGTTGAAGTACCAGTCAACTTGGACGGCAAAGAAGTGGCTCATATCACGGCCAAACCAATGCAAGACGAACTTAACCGTATGGAGACACAGAACAACCGGATTCACGGTCAACGATAAGGGGGCAAAGAAATGGCATATGGATTTAGAGATTTAGGAATTACAAATGAAACAGCCATGGACGGGTTACCATCCGAGGCCATGACCTTTAATGGGGTAACAATTGAAAAAGTTATTCCCGAATATCAAACACTTCAGGTTACAGGCCGTGAAGTGATGGGACAGACGCTGGACACCCTCAAGGTTGGTCAACAAGACGGTGAACGGATTCAAGGTCATTCAATCCCACCGCGTGAAATCACAATCAAATATCAAATTAATGCAGATAGCCCGGAGAGATTCAGGGCTATTTTTTATGAGTTGAATCAAATTTTGAGTGGAGTGGATAACAAGTTCTACTTTGCTGATGATCCCGAAAAGTACTTTGTTGGGACACTTGAAGAAGCATCTGTTCCCGATGGTGGGAAATTACAAGTGGTGAGTGACTTCACCATTCTGTGCAACGACCCCTATGCGTATTCGGTCAACGAAGATGAGTTCAGTTTTGCTGATAAAGCAACTACCCAAACGTTCTTGTCTGATTTTAATGGTAAGGTGGCTGGTGATTTAGCAAAAGTTCCACATACGATTTTGACTAACTTGGAAAATATCACGGTCGCAATGGCGGCACCTGATCAGTACAAAACGGAACTTGACCAGCTAAATTATGTGAACCTATCAACACGTAACAATGTGCTTGCAGGATTAAAAACAACAGCTGTTCGTAATCAAACAGCTGGAAAAACGTATGATCCCACACAGGATAGTTTGGATAATGGAGCACTGGATACGATCACGTTAGAAGGTGATAAGATCACATTTGATGGCTGGTTTGCAACCAATGGATCGGTGAACAAACCATATACCTACATCATTGTGACGAATCCAGATACCTCACGAGAATATGGTCGGGTAAAGATCGATTTAAAAGCTCGTGCAGATGTTGGTAGAGCCCGACCTAATATTGCTAACAGTGCTAAGTCAGGGTTCCAAGGCACAATTGCTTACACTGATGCCATGGCCAATAACAAGATTCGGATTATTTTCCGATATTCCGATACTGAAACTGGTGAAGGTAATTACGAAGATTGGTCTGCCTATGCAACCACGAGTCAGTGGTGGCGCTGGACAATGCCACACATGTTAATCAAATTAGATGTTCTACAAATGGCTGAACAAAGTAATCCGGGGTTCTGGTCGAAGTATCAAATTGTGAGTCGCTACGACAAACTAGCATGGTTAAAAGCACATTTGAACACAGTCAAATTGAAAGCATGGGCCTATGGCTTAGGTCCGAGTGGAAATCACTGCACCATGCAAGTGTGGGATCAGAAAAACAGTTGGACGGGTAAAGCTGCTAACACTGCTAGTGAACCTAGTTTATTGGAGCAAGATTATACCAAACCAGATGATTTTTTCAGTGATGTTAGTGCAGATGGGTATATGTATATCAACATCTATCCGGAATACGCCCCCGCAGAAGCCAAGGGCGATTCATATGTGTACGTTGATTATTTTGTTGCTGAAATGAACGTCGATTTACCGGCAGCTGATGCATTAACGGTCGAAAATGATGGGCCGTTGTCCGTGCCCGTTCGGTTTGAGATTACGAATCATAGTGAAAATGGGTTCGTTGGTATTCAAGGACAAGACTTGACCCGGGCAGTGTTAATTGGTTCACCTAATCAACAAGATGGTGGTGAGGTATCAAAGTCGGAACGACTGTTTACAACCGATCAGACGACTACTGATTTGACCAAGCAATTTAAAATTAACGCTGGCATTGTGGCACAAAATGAAGATGCCCGCCAAGTTGGGGGCTTTACGGTTCCTAATTTAACTCGGTGGTTTGCTTACACCAAACCTGATTTGACCGATAAAGGTTTCGGGGCTGCATTAGCAACTAACCGTGGCTGGCATGGACCTTCACTACATCGAGATTTTGGGCCTGATTCTGAAGGCACTGTAGGCGCAAATAATTGGCAGTGTCGTAACTACATTTACTTCAAAACAACATTAGTGCAATCAGGTAACACGAATATTGTGATGCAGGGGGCTGATGGAACACGATTATGTAGTTTTCAAATTTGGTCGGGAATTAATCAGAATGCCAGTGTGTCGATTCGTGTCGGTGACAAGGAAGTTTATTCTGATGCTAATAATCCACGATGGAATTCTTTCTTTGGGTCCGTATTAATCAAACGGTTTGGTAACACCTATAGTTTTGAAATTCAAGACGTCGAAGGTGGCTTAGGTACCAAGCAAACCTACACGGTTGATGATGCCACCAGTGCAAAAATTAAGTGCACCGGCTGGACTTATCAAAAAATGATGTGGGGCAACTGGACACAGATTTCAAACCAAGATTTCTACGATATGTGGTATCAAGTCGACAACGTGGATGTGTATGTAGATATTCCAAATACCTTTGTTGAAGGCGATGTGATCACGATTGATGGCACAGAGAATAAGGTTATCAGTAGTATTAATGGCACCCAGTCGCTCGCACTTCAGGGTATGGGGTCTAAAACGATTATGGCGCTGCCAGGTAGTAACAATGTGGCGATTATGTATTCAGATTTTGCGGATAGGCCAGGCGTTAAAGCCTATATCAGGAAAAAATATTTGTAATAAAAAATGATCACCATAAAGGCAATCACTTTTAATGAGTATCATGATTTCTTTCGCTTAAAATTCTGTTTAGCCTTTTATCAATATCATCAATGGCTTGGCGATTTGTTGCAAATTCATCTAGTAATTGGCAGAGAGCTTTAGCTAGTTTTTCATCATGAACATCATTGGCTTCTAGAATTTCGTTGACACGTTCTTGATGCATTCAAAACACCCCATTTGTATAAATATAAATTCAGTATATCAAAATTAAATTGAGAGGAGGGAATTTATTTGCAACTGTATGTATTAGATCGATCGAAGAACGTTCTAGCAACGACTGACGGCTTTTATAATGATTTACATCATAAAGAGCTTACGGCCGGGGCCAGCACGTATGTGTTTGATCTGAATAAGTCAGATGAAGCCACCCAGTACATGGTTTCTGGTAACATCATTACAATGCTGGACGATCAGGGACGGCCCTGGTCATTTGAAATTCTGTACTATGACGAGTATCAAACCTACAAAACGGTGCACTGTGAAGACGTTGGTATCAATCTGTTTAACAAGGCGTGTGATGTTTGGTACTACCAAGATGCCAAGCCATTTGCGGATTACTTCAACGTGATCACTGACGGCACCCCGTGGGAATTAGGGGTGAATCAATTAGCTGATTTATCTCGAAAATTGACATTCACGGGACGTGATACCGGTTTGGGACGACTATTATCAGTGCTCAAAGCCTTTGATGATGCAGAATGTATTTTTAACATTCAAATGAATGGACCGGTGCCCGTTAAGTACGTGATCGATGTCTACAAGAAAATTGGAACGGTTCAAGATAATATTCAAATTGCTTACAACGAGGAACTGGATAATATTCAAAAGACGGAAACCCGTCAAGAATTTGTCACGGCTTTAGCTGGTGTTGGTTCGGTCATTCAAGACACTGAAGCTGATGCGGATGGTTCAACTGTCGACACCAACAAGCCACAGGAATACGTGGACTTTGCGGACCTAGAATTCGACGACGGTGACTTTTACACCACCAAGGGTGACAAGTTCTTACGGGCCCGGACAGCTAACGCCCAGTTCAACCCAGGTGATCAAGGCTTCATTGAGGATTTCTACGAGTACGACACTAATTCAAGTACTGAGTTGTTCAATCGGACAACGACGCAACTTCAGACCCGTT